ATTGATGATAGGTGGAGAAGCTATAAGAGCTTTCTACCCAACAAATTTACCAGTTGGATCTAAAAGCCCACTGATATTTGCATTTCATGGAAATAATCAATTAACAGAGAATTATGATTATATTTTATCCACTGCTGCTTCATATGGATACTTTGGCGCATCTATTTCAATAGATCAAGATGTTATAGGACCAGTTTCTGGATGTTATTATGCAATTAAATTGATCGATCATCTACAACAAAATCAATCAAAGATAAAAAATGGATATTTTAATAATAAATTAGATTTTTCTAAAATAAATTTATCAGGCCATAGTAGAGGTGGCGATTTGATAGACTACATTGGATTAGCCCTACAAAATAAAAATGGAACGTATTCTCCAGTAAAAAATAGTTTATTAAATTTGAGTGACATAAAATGTTTATTTCCACTAGGACAAGTTAATTCTGGAACAATAACAACGGATGGTATTGTATTTGATAGTGATGTAAATCCAATATTGGTAAATACTTCAACCGTAGAGTTAGGAAAAAGAAATCATGGAATTCCTACACTATCAATTAGAGCAAAATATGATAATCAAGCGGGGCCAGAAGCTCACACAACATTGATGATAACTGGATACAACGAAATCCTAAAGGTTAATACTATTGATAAAGGAGTTGTTATTTTCGATAATGCAGAACACGCTCAATTATCAGATTATTATTTTAGAGATTTCGTAAATTCTGGACCAAATCAAAGCCCCTCTGGTAGAATTGAAACTAATCATACGTTTAATTCCACATCTATACCAAGAAATAAAATTTCATCTAGTATTTTACAGTTTTTATCAATCAATAATTTTAATTCAGATAAACTGAAAAAACTAAGATTTATAGATTATAGAATCAATAATCAAAAAAGTATTTTTTCACAAAAAGTACCTTGTCATGAATTTTTCTATAATAAATTTTCAGATTTAAAATACATGCTAGATTCGTTCCAGGGATCAACTCTTTCATATGCTGGCCTTACAGGATTCACAATAAGCCCATATATAGGACACACCTATGGACTAGCAGTAGATTCTGATTATTTTAATTTAGACCCACTTCGCATATCGACTGCTGCACAGAATGCTATTGATAATGTACGGCCAATACTTAGATACTTATTCAACTTTGGTGGTGGTGTTGATTATACAGCAGATGTTAATCCGTTAGACACGTTCAATGGGATAATGGATTTAACGTATAGCGGATTGTTCATACCAATAGAAAGTAATATTTCTCTTGGATATACATTCACATCTCCTATAAATTTATCAGAAAATAATTATCTTGCTCTGAGAGGATCATTAATTGCATTTGATGATAATGTTACTACAGGAAATACATTAAATGCAAATTTTAATATTACGGTAATAGATAACAACAACAACAGTTCAACTCTAACTTCAAAAAATACATCAATAGGATTTGAAAAGGAGTTTAGAATCACTACAGGTGCTTTGAGATCCGATCCATTTTCTATCAACAATTGCGTTCCGACAAATATATTTTTTAGAGCTGGTGATTTCAATATAAAAAATTCATCAATTAATATAAATGAAATAAAGCAAATTAGATTAGATTTTGGTCCAGATTATGGTTCAACATTTGCACATATTGTTTTTGATGAATTTGTAGTATACAAAGAATTATAATAAATAATTAAAATGTCATTATACGGATCATCACCATACAACGTAACTGGTCTTACTTTTTTTGCAAATAATGGAGCAAAAGGAGCTCAAGGCCCAGAAGGGCCACAAGGACCACAGGGAAATCCTGGGTATGGTCCAACTGGACCAACTGGATATGGTGTAACATTTATAAATTTTATCAACAGCAAGATAAACACCGTATACACTGATGGGGAAGTTAGATCTTCGGAAACAATAGGACAATTAACTGGAAATTATCTTCTTGAAATAACAGGTACTACTGGAGGAAATTTTTCTCCATTAGCATCAACTGAGCAAATATTCGATCAATCCATAGCATATAACGAGGATGGCGATGCAAATATCTTCGAGATAGTCAGAAGATTGAATTTTAAAAATATAAAAACGAATTCCGCCCCTTTCATTAAGATAGAATATAAAGGCCCACCATCAAGTCCAAATCAGGGTGAACCAGGTCAAACGATAAAATTGACATATGATGTATTCAATCTAGGAGCATCAAATGTTTCTGGTGGTCCAGATGGATCACTGGTCATAAACAATCCTGGAAACATTCAGAGTGGATACACTGGAACCACATACAATATATCAGAAAATGCAGCAGGATTTGGTATATTGAATGGAGCCGAACAGCTTGTAGTTGTCAATCCAATAAATCTGTCATCTAATAGAATTCAAATATGGCCGATAGATCCAACAATTGGATCTGTTTTTTACTTATCTGGTTATTTGGATATCTCTTCAATTGAACCTGGTCGTGTCTCTGGTCATCATATAATGATAAAAAGAGATTTAACGACAAATTCGACAAAGGCTTTTACTTTAATTTTACCACAAGAATTTTATGTTTCGACTGTTCCTAATAGACTATTTTATTCAACATATGAATTAGATTCGGATCTGGTTCTTGCAAATTTTGGAACTAGCGGATTTAAAAGTAAATTTACCCCAAATATTATTTGGCAAAATAGCACCTACTTTTGTCCATCTCAGAAATATGATGTAGTTAATTTCATATCAATAGGATCCAGATATGTTGGGATTCCTGGAATAGTCAATACTGATTTAAATACAGAAGCCACTATCTCTCCAGTTCCAACTACATTTAGCTGCAAACCTATAAATTATGAAACATTCTATAGAATAACTTTCAATCCAGTATCTGGAATTTGCTGCAAAGCCGATTGTTCGTGTGAAGATACTTATGATTTTGAATGTTCTGGATATTTCTATGCTGGACTGACATGCGGAGTTTCTGGACCATGCTCATCGTTAGGTGCATGTTGTTTATATTCAACCGATAGATCTTTGGTTGTTCCTTGCCAAGAACTTACATATTGTCAATGCGCTCAAGCCGCAAGCCAGTCAGGACTGGAATACAATTGGAATAAATTCACAACATTGAAGAAGTCTTGTGCCGATTTTAATTGTGAAAATGCTAAAAACTCAATTGGAGCTTGTTGTGATGGAAATGGTGGTTGTCAGGAATTGACTAGCGATGAGTGCCTATCTTTAGGTTATTATTTTCAAGGAATTGGAATAAATTGTTCTACTTCCGATGGATTGAATGTTTGTTATGATGGAATAGGTGGATGCTGCGATTCTGGTGTTACATGTGAATCTGGCATAACTGGTTCTGTGTGTTTGTCCCAATTTAAAACTTATTTTGGTGATGGAACCACATGCGGGCAATTTAATTGCTCTCCAGCAGAAATACCATGTTATTCCATAATAGAAGGAACACAACTAACACCTGGCATGGAATATGAGGATGGAATAGTTGTTGGAATTTTCAATCCAAACAATACCACCTGTTTTGGTGGAGATATATTCAGTGGTCTAAAAACATCATATGCTGATCTGACTGGAATCACAAAACAAAATTCAACTGAATACTTATCCCAATATGATTACTCTGGATATGGATTTGATCCTACCGCAATATGCGAAAATGATTCAGATTCATATATTATTTTAGTATCAAAACACCCAGTGAATTTGACTGACGATAAGGTTTTATTGGATGGATCGTCAAATAACCATACATTTGCCTGGTCGAATGGTTCTGTTTCATGGGGTCCATTGGTAAACACATCATCCTTCATAGTAGATGAATTTGAAAATAACAATCTACAATATAAAGAAGGATATATTTACGATTCTCAGAACGAAACTTCATCTAAATTGAGTTTATATCAAAATAGCTTTTTGAGTTGTTTTTCGTCTAGATTCGATACAAATGCATTGACTTTCATAGAAAATAGACCAGTACAATCGTTCAATGGCAACTGGACCAGAAACAACGGACTCTATAATACAATAAGATTGGTTTCCTCTGAGTATTTCTACTACAACATAGGAACTTCTTCTGATGGAGCCACACTCAGTAACTATTTACCATTATCATCCGAGATCACAGCCGCAAGAGCTCTATCGATATATAATCGATATTATCCACCACAGAACATTTCTAGCACTGGGTGGTTCATCCCAAGCATAGACGAATTATCATATATTTCTAATTCATGTAGAAATACATTCACTTTCAATCTAAATGCTAGATTGATTGAGTTGGGATACACACCAATCAGCGGATGGCATTGGTCTTCCACTGGTGCATTTGATGTATCCTCTAACGAAGGAATATACGGAGTTTCTGGTGTTACTCATGGATCAAAAGCATGGGCCGTCAACATTGATGTTGATGGGATTTCGGAAAACATGGAAATTTCAAAACAAGCAAGAACAGAAAAATATAAAGTTCGTCCAATTAAAATAATTCGCTGTGACAAGAGATCATATCAACCAACAGATGCTAATTTTAAACTTTGGAATATCCCAATACTGTCAGAATCAATTATAGATAATCAATAATGAGTGCTTTTCCTGGAAGTTCACCAATACCAATATATGCGTCTGTTATTCCAGCTGCCATAGGCATTCAGGGGGACACAGGACCAGATGGTCCCATAGGAATCACGGGAGAAGCGTTGAATGGTCGCACAGGAGCAACTGGTCCTGGTATCGTGGCCGTATATTACGCTTCTAGTGGAATTTCATTTGAAAATTTTAATAGTACAGAGTTTTATGTTCAATTCTCTGGAAATGCTGGTGTAAGTTTTATAGGTGGAATACCACAATCGGTGATTGTTGCAAAAGGACTTACTTCTGGCCCTGTTGCAACTAGAGGTCATTCTGTTTTATACAGCTACGTTGATATCTTCGAAGCAAGAAATGAAGTTGTGATTCAGCCAAATTTTTCTGGCTATGATCCAACAAACGATGAAGTTGCATTAAAAATAAGAACATTCGAATCGGCTGGTGGAGCACTTAAAGGAATAAGTGCCGATGGTAGTTATATTTACTTAGTAGGCCAGACATACTCTTTTAATTCGATAGGAAACACTGGTGAGATATTATACAAAGCAAACAATTTAATGTTTGCTGTTGATGGGTCTGTATATAATCCACAAACTGAACTACTCAGCGTCGCTTTGGCGGCAGATCGGCATCCAGTTCACAATAATCAAAATATAGGGATTCCGACATATACATTTTCAAATCAAAACATATCTGGATTATCTGGAGCAACTGGATTTGCATTCTTTAGTGTAAATTACGGTCAATTCGCCATCAACAATAATAATTATCAACTAGTTGAAGATCCAGCAATATCAGAAACAAGGCTAAATCTAGGTGTTACTGGATCTGATAATCTAACATTTAAATTTGCTGGGATAGAATACAATAAACAATCCACGTTCACGCCACAGATAGTTGAAAGTGACAGTATAGGATCTTGTTGTTTTTGTGAAAGTGATACCACAGAAATTGGCTGTCTTGATTACGTAAGCAGAGATTATTGCAGAAATGTTGGAGGAAGTTTCAACACGACATCATGCATCAATAGAATTTCTTCTGGTGATTGCTATGCTGAAGGTGCATGTTGCGTCAATGGAAAGTGCATAAATTCATCACTCGAAAAGTGCTCAGAATTCAATGGGACATTTTTTCCTGGAGAAATTTGCTCTGGCGAACAAAATGCATCTTCATATTTTACTTGCCCCAATACGTGTCCTGGATCTGTAAATACAGGACGGTGTTGCTATCGTGGATATTGCTTTGATCTGACTAATGTTGAATGTTCTGCAATACCAGGGGCTGTATTTACAAATGAAGCAACTTGTATTTCGCAAACAGGAGATCCAGCATGTTGTCAAGGGCTTGCAGGAGCTTGCTGTAAAAAAATAGATGGGGAATATACTTGTAATCAAGAATTACCAGACATATGTTCTGCTAGTGGAGGTATATTTCATGGGCCAGGAACATTATGCGAAGAAGTAGAGTGCTGTGGAACTAATTTTATACAAGAATATTTTAATGCTTCAACTTCATGTAGGGCAAATACAATACAACCGTGTTTGCCGATAGGAACAAAAATTGGTGGTGGATATTTGGTCGGTGTGATTGGAATGCCATCTCCATGCTCATCTTATGGAAATCCCCTAGTTGCATATGGTCAACCACTAATTTGTAGGGTTCTTCCAAGAGGTGAAGTTTCTGGAAGCGGTGCTTTTACTTGGAATTGGAAAAATTGTGGTGGTGCTAACGGAGCTGCAATTGGATCAATCGATGCATTAGCGTTTGATTTAAATATGAAATATTTTATCAGAACTAAATCAAGTGATGGTATAGATCTATCATATACAGATAACGCATTAAATAAATGTTTAGTTAAATATGGTGTTCCTTATATCCAACAAACAGCGGAAAAACTAACACTAATCGAAGAAACTCAGACAGTAGTCAAGTGGAACAACTTAATACAATATTCTGGTTCCTCTGAATATAATGCGTCAAATGGTAGATTTGCATATCCTGTTGGTGGGGATATTGATTTAAATTATCTGATACCAGAAACTTCTCAATATTCAGCTCTTTATAGAGAATTAGCTTCGGAATATTATGGCGAAAACTCCATTCATATGCTATGGGCCTTAGTCGTAGCACCAGAAGATGCATATAATGCAACTACACTACCTTGGGGCATGGAAGAAGGAAGAGCTAGAATAGGCGAATTCAATCAAGAACCAATAACTACGTTTGCAGTCGATGGTCTATTGTCAACTAGAATGTTCGATCAAAGTTCAATTCTAAAGCCAAGGCTTTGGTTCCGTGGTGGAGGAAACTCAGACAGTAAAGCATATGATAGATTTGCGTTCTATAATACTAGTGTAACCAAAAGATCTAATTGGAGTTTTTCTGTTGTAGAAAATTTAGTAGAAACCAATATAGAAGTATTTTCTCAAAAATATTCAGAAATGTGGGAAGCAAACAATCCACAAAATTCATGCACCAGACAAATATCTATATTGAATCAATCAGAATATAAAGGATATAATGATTGGTATATTCCATCAATAGTAGAGTTAAACTACATCCATAACAATGTAGTGGAATTGAATAATCAAATTTTAATAAATGGTGATTCTCCGATTCTTATTTCCGCCAACGCAGAATATTGGTCATCAACATCAGTTTGCTATCTCAAGTCATGGAGTTCATCGGATCATCTAGATTATTCTTCATATAACCTCGAAGAGCAAGTTACATCTCTGGATAAAAATACAAAATATAGATTTACTAAAAACGATTTCTCTGGACTCAACGATAAGACAGCGTATGAACTGTCATTGAATGTCTGTGCTGGAGAAAATATGCTAACTCAAAAATTTAGTTTTAATGATGAAATCAATGCGAATGATGGATTGGTTCGTTCTAGATCCAGAAAAAATTACTCAGCAAGACTAAGACCTGTTAGAAGAATTCCAATAATAATTGGATGTGCAAATACAAATGTAGCTGAAATAATTCAACCATCATACTTCTCAAGCTGTGAATCGTGTCCAGGTGATTGCAATCCGTCATTATAATACAAAGAATAAATAATATTATGTCAAGTAGCGCAATTGGATTTATAACAGTAACATACGGACCAACAGGACCGACAGGAAACATAGGCAATCGTGGACCAACGGGGCCAGATGGAGCCACCAGTGGATCTATTGGTCCGCGTGGATCGTATGCACCACACATTGAAAATATTACATTTTACTCTGCTGGTGCTACAGTAATCATGTCAGATGGCACTGAATATAGTGCCATAGGCGCATTTGGTGGAGCGACATCAACGGATTATTCTAAGGTTCAAACGGTAGATTATTTAAATCCACTGACAGATGTAACTACATATAGCTTTATATCGTCTGGTGAAGGAACAAGTTCCTTTGTTATGCGTGGAATCTCTGGAAGCGGATCGTTGGTTGTTACAGAAGATTCACAGGCAATCTACATAGACTCTATCTATACTCCATTGAGCGGCTTGGTCGATTCTGCAAGTCTGACCGACAATACTCTGATATATCTAAAAGAAAAAAATCAAATATCAAGTACAACAATTGGTGTAACTAGTGGAGCATTTTATACTGGGGCATTGAATTTTGAACAAAATGCATCGACTCCAAAATTTTCAAAATTATTACCAAGAGCAAAGGTAAAGTACGTACAGCCAAATTATAAAACCGAATCTCCAACACCAGTTGTTCTAAACGTAAACGATGCTGGTGTTTTTTATGTTCGTACACCAAATGGAATATCTGCTTTTTCTGGAAATTTCAATAATAGCGAAATAGTATCTTTCACTATAATAACTGAGAGCGATGATTTATGGAATTTTCCAGCTAATGTTTACTTTGAGACTGGTGAAAATTATCTGACCTGTGGAAAATCAATATTAAATCTAACATCATTCGATCAAGGAAATTCTTGGTATGCAACGGTTGCTGCAAGAGGAATCGATGGAACCACTTTCAATTGTGAGCTAAGATCGATTATCGGGTCTTGCTGCTACTCTGGAATTACTGGAACCACATGTAGAGATTTCGTGACTAGGAACGAATGCGATGCAATCGCTGGAACATTCCATCCATTGCAATCGTGCGCTGAAACATGTGGATCCACATTTGGTGTATGCTGCTCGAATGGAAAGTGCATAGAGAATAGCAACTATGCAGAATGCACTGCCTTTGGTGGAAAATTCCTATTTGGTGTAAATTGCGATAGCTTCAACGCTTCTGTTGATCCAGCAGCACCAAATTCTACAAGACTGTGCTTTGATCGGTGCAAAGAACCAGTTGCCTGCTGCAAGAATGGAGTTTGCCTAGGCGATGACTATACCAAAATAGAATGCGAACAAATAATAGGTGGCGTTGCATTCCCAGGAAAACAATGCGAAGAAATAGATTGCTGCATCCAGAACGTCAAAGTTGGTGCATGTTGTTCCTCGGGAACTTGTAATCAAGCAACTTTAATACAATGCAAGGAAGCTGGTGGTGTATTTTTAGGAGAAGGGGTTGCGTGTGGCGAAGTTAATTGCGGATGTTTTGGTGATGCTGGATTGCCACTTGGGTCTTGTTGTGAGTGTACCACAAACGAGAATGGCCTACCATCATTTGCTTGTAGAGTTACCACACTAAATAATTGTCAAAATCCAGAAACATGGGTATATAATGAAAATTATGTTGTTGGCAGTGGATGCGGTTCTGCTGATTTTACCCGCTGTGCTGATTTAGCAGCGCAATATAATTGTGTAGAACAACAAGGTAAATGTTGTTTTTGTGATCCAGATTCTGATTTAGCTGTTTTCTGCACTTTCACAACTAGAGCAAGTTGTTTTGCATTGAGCGGAAGAAATGACACCTTTTATCCTGGAGAAACATGCGCGACTCCATGTGATCCATGTCAAATACCATGCTCAGATTGTTATGTTCCAACCCCTGGTGTAAAATGTAGATGTTTGACTACTCCAAATGGTGGCGTAAGAAACTGCGAAGATATTCCAGATATTTCAGATCCAAATGCTGGTTGTGATGAATCTGGCGTGACTTGTGTTGGAAATACCACATGTTTGGAAAATCCATGTCAAAATGTTCTTCCAAATTGTTATGAAAGCAACTGTTTAGTTCCACCAGTATCTGAATCAGTAGAATGTCCAGGAACATCAGATATATCAACTGGATCCACTTGCACGGATTGCTTTGCCAATGGCATACCCGAAGGCAGCGGTCAAATAAATTATACTAGAACACATAGATCTAGAGGTCTGGGGGGTGAACCAGATGGTGTACCAAGAATCTTTGATGATACTATTTTTCCCGATTACAACCAAGCTGTTGCTTCATCACAATGCCCCCAAACACAAGGAAATAATAATGCAGGTAGAAGACCAGTTATTGGATATAATGTAAAAGATTATTATATTCCAATAAAGGATGAATATAAATGTTCAAATGGGACAGACTTGCAATTTTGCATTGAAATTGAAATGCAGGAAGAAAATACAGACTTAACAGAGTCTGTAAGAGCTTATGTTCTAAGAACTTGGTATCCAAAGTATTTTTCAACAAATATGGCCGCATATCAGGGACTAACATTATCTAACAATGTTCCAATAAATTTTATCGATCCAAGCACAAAGGGAGAAGAATATTCTGTTTGGGGGAGTTTAGGAAAATTAACATTAGCCAATACACAAGAACAGCAAAATATAGACAAATATGAATATTATTATAATCTTGGTTCTTTTATAACAGAAAATGGCTACAATTATATTAATATTCAAAATTCACCACAAGATTTAGCAGATGGATCTAGTATAAACCTCAATACTGTTAGACTTATAGAGGAACTAAATTGTCCTTTATATGGGTTAAATCCACGCGGTCGATATTTAAATCACGAATCTACTACAATAAACGCAGATGCTCCAATCCCAACTGGAAGCGCAAGACCACAAATTCCGTTTAGAAATTCTGCGGGATATACTTATGCTGAGGGTATAAGTTACAACAATCCATTTTATTATCAAAGTACAAATATCGGCGGAAGATTTGGTTCTGATTTATCATCCTTATCAAGTGATATAACCAATATCGATGGTATAAATTTTCAATGGTATAATAATGAAAATTCATTTTCAAGAAGTGGTTATATATCCAAAGCTAGACAACAGGCAAATGTATCTGGAATTTTGACAACAAACGATAAAGTAAAATATACAAGAACATATGGATATACCGATTTTGGATATTGTGAAGTATGTAATTCAGCACAAGAAAATCCAACAATTTTTTACCCACAATATGATGATACCGATACCAATAATATTTTGTCGATTGGATATTATCCTCTAAATGCTACACTCAATAGATTTTCAAACATATTCATAAATAGAAGATTATATGTTGAAACATTTAACGGCAATGATCCAGCAGCAGAAACATTAATTCCATATGGATTCTCGAATCCAGGCCATCCGCTAACAATAGACTATGAAGCTAACATAGAACTAAGACAAACACAATTCCCAACGCCATCAGAACGAGATGTGTTTTCGTATGATGTTGCTAATCCCTATAACAATACTGCGGATGGAGAAAACGTAAAAAGAGTACCAATATATAAAACCAGACATAGTTCAATAATTTGTGATACTGGAACTATGGATATATTTGGAAATTACATACCAGATTACAATCTGGAAAATCAACAAACTGGGCAGGCTCCAAAGGTGTTTGCTAAGAAACGAAAAGTATATGGAGCTATCAACAATCCGTGGTATGCTAATGGAGCTGGGGGACAAACTCCAGATCCAGCCGAGACAGTTATAAGTAAAACTGCAACTGGAATAAAATTATGCATCAAATTGAAAAATTACAGGGATTATATTCTAACGGATGATCAAATACCACTAACGTTTTCAGACACATATGACGCTTTGATGGATGTAACGGAAGCCAGAAATAAACGAGTATTAAATTATAAGAATTCTCTAAGAATAGTTGTATTTTCAAATCCATATAATTCATTCTCGGATCAACTCAGATTTGGTGATGTTGGAAATAATCCATATTCAACATTATCAACTGCGTGTGGTCAGTACACAGGAAGAGTTTATTATAGCACTACCGATGTAAATCTAAATAAAAATATCATAAAATATGGCTGTACAAATACATCATGTTCATGTGAATCAAATGAAAATTCAGAAGGAACATGCAACTCTTGCAACATCAACGAATTAGATAAACAAACCAATGGTTATGGTGCTGCAAATCTAGAAAATTTAGTTTGTGCGATTATTGGTGGCCCAGATACTAATTTTAGCACAAGTTGCCTGAACTGCTTATCAACAATAACATCACAATATGGGATTGGTGGCAATGGAAGAAATATTGGATCTATTTCCACATGCACATGTGCTCCACCTAGTGGAATAAATTGCGTGGAATCGTCAGGAACAAATGGAATTTCATCTCTATTTAATTGTAGAAATTGCGATCACACAAGTCCATGTTCTTGCAAGACATCAACACTAAACTATGCATTCAATCTAGAAGGTGGTCAAGTTACATGCCCAGCAGCACAAGAATGCACTTTCTGTGGTGATTGTTCTTCAGCCCCACCAGGAACGATAACTCCACCATTTGGATGTTTGCTTATACGTGAATGTGGAAAGTGTCCAGCTGGATGCAATTTGATGACGCTCTTCAATGAAATTACATCTGGTGGTGCAATAATAGCTGCTACAGCATTCATTAAGTCATTTTTTAATGAATATGGTTATATTGAAAATCAAGATTATTGGATTGTAGATACGAATGATGTATATCCACTAGTTGTTTGGAAATTGCTTGTCAGCGTAGAAACAATAAATGGAATACCAACCGAGAAATATAATTTTCCATACATATCGCCACCAGAATATATGGCAGCATCGGTTGCTGGAAAAATAACCTCTTACTATAGAAATACAATTTGTGGTCCAAATGGACCTTCAACTGATCCAATTACAATACAAAACTGTGGATTGAATGTGCCAATAAATGGTGGAATTATATGTACTAATTTCTGCGAACTGGCAGGAGAAGCGTGCACAAATAAAATAAATACCCTTTCATTGCCATTAACGCCAGAAACAACAACTCTAATCAATAATTTAATAGCACATTCAAATGATAGAGATAATGATGGATTGTATGAACCAGAAGAAAATATATTAAATGTAATTGCAGCACCATGTCCATCGGGACAAAACTTAACACAAGCAAGTGCCTATAAGAAAATATATGTTTCGGAAGATCAGTTTATATGCGTAAATATGGATTGCTCTAGTATAGATTGCAGTCAATTCGAGGATTGCCCATCATGACAGTTCAATTTAGATCAAGAATAAAAAGTGCATATGATTATGGAGCTGAATTGAAGTCAGCTGGAAAATGCTGTTTTTCAGATGGAACATCGGAAGCCATAACTTTTTTGGAATGCTTTTCTCGCGGAGGACAATTTTTACAAAATCCAGATTCTCCATGCCCATCATCATCTGAAAAAGGTCATTGCTGTGCATGTTCGTTTCTTACAACATCACAGAGAAATGAAGCCATGGTAAATTTACCATTTGTTCCTGTAATTCCAGGATTTTTTCGGTCTTTAGGGGTGGGAATACGATCTGATGTCACTGAATGTGAATGTAATCGAATTGGTGGTAATTGGATTCCTATGTCGCAATCACCCACACCAGCTTTGTGTACTAAAGAAGTTATAATAGATGGAATTAATAGAACTATTGATGTTAGAATACCAACTGCTTGTTGTTCCCTGATAATACAAGATAATTTTCCTATTGGAATAACTTGTCAGAATGTATGTGGTGCGAGAGAGTGTGCTAATCTTGCAATAGCACAAGGCCCAGGTGAAACAGATCCGTTTTACGACACGACATATACTCCAAATAAAACATGTGGTGTGAGTATAGTTTCTGGGGTAAATCCTGTAAACTGTGATGTTAATAACATTGTAACTAGAATAACAACGGCATCAAGTGCTTTTGCAAATGATTTATTTGGCCCATGCTACGAGCTAGTAGAATCTGAAAATCAATATTCATACAATTGCTCACTGAAAACAGAATTTGCGTGCTCTGGGTATTGGATCAATCCAGAAACAATCGATTCTACTGTTGCATATTGCAACCACCCATATTCACCAGAGGCTCCTTCATACTCCAACAGCTATCTAAATCCCGCGCAATATACACAGGAAGAATTCGATTCACTGGGACTTCAGATAGGCGATGAATTTCAAGGTGGAATATACATTGGTCAATTTAAACCCCTGAAGCCAAATGCAACATCTCCAACTAAAGTTTACGGATCGTTGAATTTTGGAACTCCACAATCGTTATTTGTGAATGTTACTGATGAATCCCCACACGATAAATGGGCGATTGTAGTGAATAAAACATTCCTACAGACACCACTGATAACTTCAAACGATGTGAATCCAACCATAAACACATCATATTATGATGGTTATTTCAATGCAAATGGATCTTTGACTGCACCACCAAGATTGAGTTCAGCTACAATAAATAGCATTTCTGGCATACAACGAAATGGATTCATAGACTATTACATACCATCGATTGTTGAGCTGATGTTTTTTGCAGAACAATTAAAAAACAATACATCATTGTTGGATATTTTTGAACTGACTGGAGCATATTGCTCGACTAGCTTCTTCAACGATCAATATGCAGTGCAATTTCCTACTGGACAAAATACATTTAATAATGTAAACTTCTTGTATGGTTTGAACTTTTCCAAAAATGAAAATTACGGAAAAACCATGCTATTTGGTATAAATAGTGATGTGAAGCTGATGCTTTTCAGAAAAATTGTAATAACTTGAGGTAAATACTATGGGATGTAATTGCAATAAAAATAAGAATAACAATTCACAAGAGCCAGAAACAAGACCACAGCAGCCACAACAAGCTCCAGAATTCAGAAAGCAAGCGATTCAAGAACAGAGCATGGTAAAAAAAAAGATGTCCATGCTCCAAAGTTTCGCCACAGCAATAGCATCAAGAGGAATACAGGACAATAAGGTTCAGAAGCCAGTAAAGCAGCTTCGTGTTCTTTCATGCTTTGGAAATCAACAGCAGGGTGGAGTTCTGCCTCCATGTGAGCATCTGAAAGAATCTTCAACTCCAGGAAAATTCTATTGTGGTGGATGTGGATGTGGAGATCGTGAAGGAACCTGGTTGATGTCCGATGGGGACAAATACTCGAAACTCGACTATCCAAAGCTACAATGTCCATTGGCAATGCCAGGATTCAGCAACTACCAGCATTCAAAGGAAGACGAGGGCGTTGAGCCAGTGACTCGTCGGTGGTATATCGAAAATAAAACTTCATATAACGATATTCAAGACATTCCAGTCAGCACACACGAACCACCACCAGCACAACAACCACCTCAAAATAAATAATAAAATAACTCCGTATAAATAAATACGGAGTTTTTTAATGCCAAAACCTAATTCCAGAGAATCATTGATAGATTATTGTCTTAGAACACTTGGACATCCAGTTATCACAATCAACGTTGATTATCAACAATGTGAAGATAGACTCGATGAAGCCTTGCAATTTTTCTCGGAAAGACATTTCGATGGAGTGGAAAAGGTCTTCTTTCGCTATCCATTGACAGCAGAAGACATACAAAACAAATACATCGAAACATCAAACATCGGACCAGTAAATGGGCCAGGTGGTGATGGTCCAGACGGTAACGATATAGTCACTGTGGTCAAGTTGTTCCAATTTGGAAATTTTGCCAACGTTGATTTTTTCGATCTCAAGTATCAATTGGCACTGGTCGATTACTTCGGAATCAACACATCTGTTGGTGGTGGTCAATCGATGGGATTGGCCAGCTACGACTCCACGAAAAGATACATCAAGCTGATAGAAGACTTTTTCCAACCAGAAAAGGCAATCAATTTCAGCAAAGTAACTGGTAGGATAAATATCGACGGTACTTTATCTACAGCAGCTCCTGGTGATTATGTGGTAATTCAAGCATATGCTGCATTTGATCCAGATCAATATACAAAAATATATGATGATCGACTTCTAAAGAAATACGTCACTGCATTGATAAAGAGGCAGTGGGGTGCAAACATGGCGAAGTATGACGGAGTTCAACTTCCTGGTGGAATCACCATGAAAGGATCCGCCATATATTCTGAAGCAATGAGTGAGATATCACAAATAGAAACAGAACTGATTCAAAGTCACGAATTACCAATAGATTTCTACGTAGGTTAAAATGGCAATAAATCCATATTTTGGTGATTTCAGAAACGAACAAAAGCTGCTTGATGATCTCACAATAGAGACTATCAAAGCCACTGGTAGAGATGTCTATTACATACCAAGGGAATATGTAAAGCTGGATAGATTGTTTGGTGAGGATATACTGTCTCAATTCAAATATGCATATCCTATTGAAATGTATGTCCAGGATATTTTTAAATTCGATGGTCAACGTGACGTAATCACCAAGTTCGGAATCGATATCACCGATAGACTTACTTTGCAAGTTTCGATTACCAGATTTTCACAGGAAGTAACGGCAAGACATCCAGAGCTAAACAAACCAAGAGAAGGTGATTTAGTATATTTTCCACTCTCAAAGCATTTGTTTGAAATCAACTACATTGAGGACGAAGTTCCGTTCTATCAGCACGGAACGCTGACTACCTATACATTGACATGTGAGGCATTCACCTACTCCAACGAAACAATCGACACTGGAAACAGCGATATCGATCTGATAGAAGAAGAAAGAAAGATGTTCTTGACCAAAGTTACCCTTGGATCGGCCAATACTGGAATTACTGGATTCCGCCGAGGGGATATCGTATATCAAGTCGCTGGAGTTACATCTGGATCGTATTCCAATAAAACTTACGTTGCTACGGTTACAGATTACATTCAAGGGTTGAACAACTATCTCTATCTTTCAGATGAGACTGGGGTACTTCTGTCTGGTGCATCGACTCAAACCATTATAAGAAAAGATGGTTTGGTGAACTACTACATTCAGAATATAGAAAGTACCAATATCAATATCACCAAGGATCCAAAGATACTCGAATCCTCTGGAGACAATGCTCAGTTGGATATATTGCAGAATAATGATGATTTATTTGATTTCAGTGAGATAGATCCATTCTCAGAAGGAAAATATTAATGTTTAATAAATTCCAACCATTCTACAATGAAGCCATTAGAAAATCTGTCATTGCTTTTGGTTCTCTGTTCAATCAAATATATTTCAACAGAAAAGATGAAACTGGTACTGTGGTCGAGACTAGCAGAGTCCCTTTGGTATATGGACCAAAGGAAAAATTCATACAGAAGTTAAAGGCGGAAAACTCGTTCACCGATACAGCTCACGTAAGAATGAGCCTGCCAAGAATGGCATTTGAGATCACTGGGTTTCTATATGATTCCGAAAGAAAGTTAAATAGACTTAATCAAAAATACGGTTATTTGAATGGAAGTATAGGAAGCTATATTGAAGTTCCATACAGTATAAATTTCGGTTTGTATCTTTTCACAAGAAATCTAGATGATAATCTTCAAATAATAGAACAAATTCTTCCATACTTTGCCCCAGAGTTTACCGTCACTCTGAACATGAATGAGCTGAACAAAAAGGTAGATGTTCCGATTGTACTGAACAGCATGAATGTGATTGAAGATTACGAAGGAGATTTTGAGACGCGACGTTCGGTGAATACCGTATTTGACTTTACAATGAAAACATATGTTTATGGTCCAATAAAGAATGATATCTACTTAATTGATGACTTTGAATTGAATCTATTCGAAGGTGCAACAATGGGAAATGATACCAAAGTATATTCTGGTGGTTGGACTGGTAACATAGCTACACTATCTGGAATAACTGCATATGAAAACCCCTGATCCGATTGACAATATATCCAAAGCATTAGATATCTCATTTGAGCCAGAAACCAAAAAAGATGATGTAAATCTCATCAAGAAAGAAGCAAAGAGAATAAAAACAGAAAAACTTGATGTTGATTTTGCAGCGGCAAGAAACAACATGAAGCAGTTGATAGACAATGGAATGGATGCATTGAGTGGAATAATGAAAGTCGCTGAAGCCAGCGATTCTCCAAGAGCATATGAAGTTACCGCACTTCTGTTGAAGACCATCTCCGATATGAACCGCGATTTAATCGTCATGCACGAAAAAAATTCAAACATCCAAAAAGAAAAAATCACCAATATAACCAACAATTCAATATATGTTGGCTCCACCACCGATCTGCAAAATCTAATCAATAGAGAAAGAGCACAGGATAAGCACGATGGCAATTAGAGTAAGTCGTGGTCCTGGATATCTTGGAAATAAGAATCTAAAGCCAGCTGGCATCAAGATTCAATTTACAGAGGAGCAGGTCCAGGAATATATAAAATGCGCTAAAGATCCAATATATTTTGCAAAAAAATATATCAAGGTCGTAACTTTGGACAAGGGTGTCACCCCATTTGATCTGTACGACTATCAAGAGGCATTGGTTAAACTTTTAAGTAATAATCGATTTGTTATCGGAAAGCTTGCGCGCCAGAGTGGAAAAACAACCACCGTTGGTTGTTGCTACTTACTACATAAGATCCTGTTCAATCAGAACATGAGCGTAGCTATCCTAGCAAACAAGCTGAATACCGCTAGAGACATTCTTTCTAGAATCAGGGAATCGTATGAGCATCTTCCTTGGTGGCTTCAGCAGGGCATAATGGAGTGGAACAAGGGATCTATACAGCTGGAAAACGGATCAAAGATAACTGCTGCCGCTACGTCGTCGTCTGCAATTCGTGGTGGATCGTATAATTGCATTAGTGGTGATAGTATTATTACTATACGTGATTCATTTTCTGGTGAAATTTATGATATTACTATAGAAGAATTTTATGCTAACTCGTCTAGAAATAGTAATTATTATAAATATTTTAATGAAAATGGAAGAAAACAAATACAAGAAATGGTACTTTTCTCTGATGGAGAAAGCAAAAGCGCGTTCAGAGATGTTACAGGATTACGAAAAACATCATATTATTCCAAAATCGTTGGGTGGGACAAATCAGAAAACCAATATAGTTCATCTGACAATCAGAGAACATTTATTAGCTCATCGTCTGCTTCCATATTTTCTGAGTGGGGTGGAGAAATCAAAAATGTGTCATGCATATTACAGGATGGTAAATGGAAGACAGGGGAAAATTTTCCAGTTAAGCGAATCTGCTCTGGTAGAGGCAAAAAAGAATTATTCGGAAGCGAGAAGGTTGATGCGAATTGGTTCAAAACACTCAGCAGAAACAAAAAAGAAGATATCGGAATCTCATACGGGAAAAATAATATCGAAAGAGACGAGAAAGAAAATAAGCAAAGCAAACACTGGGCGTTTGTGTGGGATCAAGAAACCAGATGGATTTGGAGAAATAATTTCACAAAAATTAACTGGGTTAAAGAAAACAAAAGAACACGTAGAGAAGATAAACAAAAATCAAAACAAAATTCAAAAAACAGCAGAGAAACATCGTGGGATGAAGCGGTCACCAGAAGCAAAAGAAAAAATGAGAATAGCAGCATTAAAAAGAATAGAGAAAAATGGTGGTCCCTGGAACAAGGGAAAGAAATTGATAGATGGGAAGTTCTCACATCAGAAGGATATAAAAAATTCAGAGGAATCTCAAAATCAATTAATCAATCAACAATAAAAATAAAATTTAATGACAACACCGAAATAATATGTACGGCAGATCATAAAATAGCAACTACAGTTGGTTTTGTTAATGCTGATAATTTAACTGCTGATCATGTTATACTCGGTAAAAATAAAACCATATCTGTTAAAGAAAAAACAATATACAAACAAATAAATGTTTATGATTTATTAGAAGTAGAAGATGTTCATTCATTCTACGCTAATAATATTTTAGTACACAATTGCATTTTTTTAGACGAGTTCGCATTCGTTCCAACCACCGTTGCCGAAGAATTCTTTTCCTCAGTCTATCCAACAATTACATCTGGTCAAAGCACCCAGATGATCATAATCTCAACCCCAAAGGGATTGAACATGTATTACCAGCTCTGGAAAGCTGCTACTTCCAGACAAAGCGAATACGTCCCATTTGAAGTGAGTTGGAGACAAGTACCCCAATACCCAGGTGGTCCGCTTCGTGATGATGCTTGGAAAGAGCAGCAGATTAAAAATACCTCGGAGCGTCAATTTGATGCAGAATTTAATTGTGTTAGTGGTGATACCGAAATCACAGTTCAAGACGAATATAATAATATTTACACATTACCAATAGAAGAATTCTATGAATGGGTTGATTGAGTGTAAATTTATTGGATTATAACTATTAATATGATTCACCTTTATTCATTAACGCAAGAAAATATTATTAAGTATATTGGCCTCACCAAGAATCCATCTGTCAGGAAAAATTATCACAAAAGAAAAAAACCACCCCATGAGTTTATAATTTTAGAAACATATAATACTCCAAGTGATGCTGGTATACGCGAAAGAGAATTAATTAAAGAATATAATACTTTTATAAATGGCTGGAATTTATCCCCAGGCGGTGAATATGAAAAATTTTCTGGCTACAACCGAAAGGGTATAGGTGGTGTTAAAAAAGGAACAATACCGTGGAATAAAGGAGTAAAAAATTGTTTTTCTTCAGAAACAGTAGAAAAGTTCAAAATAACAAGACAGGGTATAAGATATAATAAACACACAAAAGTAAATGCCGATCTTGTTCGTGAGATTAGAAATTTATTTTCATCACATGAAATTATACCTGGAGTCGGAACAGTTCAAAAAAATGGTGTTTTGATGACTCAGGCAAGAGCTTTTTCTAAATTATATCATAAAAAATATAATATAACTTCTGTAAATTTATACAACATAGTTACCAATAAGTCATGGAAGAATGTAAACTAACATCAAAATATAAAATATTAACTCCGTCTGGATTTCAACCATTTAATGGTGTTAGAAAATTAATTAAAAAAAATTTTATTGAAATAAAATTAGATAATGATATAAAATTAAAATGCACCCCAGATCATAGAATTATGACTGATCGTGGGTGGATATTTGCCAAAGATTTAAATAATAAAAATTTAGTAAAAACTAAAGATGGTTATAATGAAATCTTAGAAATAATTACAGTATCAGATAATATAACAGTATATGATGCACTTTCTGTAGAAAATTATTCATATTTAACAAATAATATAGTATCGCATAATTGTTCATTCATTGGATCTGCAAACACGCTGATTGAAGCAGCAAAATTAAATCAATTAAGTTATGGAAAACCGAAGCAAAGAAATGCCGAAGGATTGCTGATATACAGAGAACCAATCAAAGGCGTTGACAGCGAAGGAACAGAAGATAGGCAATATTTTATAACGGTAGATGTCGCGCGCGGACAGGGAGGCGATAACAGTGCATTTTGCGTATTCGATATTTCTGAGATGCCATACAGAGTTGTTGCTAGGTTTAAGAGTAATGTCGTATCACCCCTACTGCTGCCTTCTTATATAAAGGCAGTCGGTAAAAAATATAACAATGCTCATGTTCTGGTAGAGGTAAATGACATCGGTAGCCAAGTGGCAGATATTCTTCATTACGATCTAGAATATGAAAATTTGGTTAAGGCTGCATTTAAAGGAACCAAAGGTCAAACAATTACAGAATCTGGGTTCGGTGTAAAGCGCGTACAACTTGGTGTGCGTACAACGATTCCCGTAAAAAAGTTAGGCTGTGCGGTTCTAAAAAATCTGATAGAACAAGATAAACTGTTAGTAGAAGATCCAGACACCATTGATGAATTGACAACTTTCATAGCAGATGGGCAATCTTTCACAGCAGATGAGGGTCATACTGACGATTTAGTCATGTGCTTGGTTCTTTTCTCATGGGCAACTCGACAGGACTTCTTCGAAGCTCTAACTAACAAAGACGTTCGCCTTGAGATGTATGAAAAAGAAATTGAAAAAATCGAGACAGATATTATTCCAATGATAATAGATGATGGATTGAATCCTGAGAGTGAATGGGATGGAGATGATCGGTGGTACATTAAGAACGCCAAAGACAACAGTCAGTATTGGTTATTTTAATCTTTTAGTGAAAATTTGGTTTTTCTATATAATATTAGGATAAATTATTACTAAGGAGAAAACATGCCAAGACCAAATGTAGCACTAACAGTCGTAGATGACTCAATCGTAATTCCAGTAGGAGAGCCAGCATCACCAACAATCGGAATGTTCATTTCTGACGGATCTGATCCTACTGGCTTAACACTAAATCTTCAAATTTTTGGTACAACCGCAGAAAAGGCAGCTGGTTACTACTACGTCCCAACTCTAAATGACTGGTATGGTAGACTTCAGACATTTACTCAGACAAATTATAACCTTAACGGAGCCAGCGGTCTTACCTTCATTGCTGCAAATCTTGCAACAAATGGTGTAACCTTCTGGACCGATGAATGGTATGCAGTAAATAACTTCCTCCAGTATGGAGCTCCATGCTATGTTGGTTTCAATAATGTCACAATTAGCAATGGATTTGAAGCAATCACCCCAGACGTTGTATTCTCGGGTGGAACCGCAAACAATGTCAAAGTAAAGACATTTGCAACAAATAAAGCAGCCAAGAACGAGCCAGTATTTGCTGTTCTTGCATGTGATCCATCTTGCTTTACTTCAACATCTGGTCTTACCGCTCTTGACAACAATACAGCACAAGGATTAACTGGTTACAGTGCATCAGTATCTCAATTTACAGCAGCCATCTTCGGTCAGAAGAAGCAACTAAATTCTGGTGGAGATAGCACAAGTCTTGTTACTACATACCTTTCACCAGATGCCGCTGGTTGCATGGCAAGAACAGACCGCACATCATTCCCATGGATTTCGCCAGCTGGTGTTAAGAGAGGTCAAGTTCTTAATGCAGTAAGTCTTGTAACAGCCCTTACAGACACACAACAAGATTCTCTCTACGATATTGATATCAACCCAGTAGTTACATTTGCTGGTGAAGGAACATATCTTTTCGGTGATAGAACATTCAATGTTGATAATGCAAGCACACTTGACGCTATTAACGTCTCTCGTCTCGTAATTTACTTGAGAAAGGTTCTTGGACAACTTGGTAGAACAATTCTGTTCGAGCAAAATGACTCAATTTCTAGAAATAGATTCCTAACAACCGCTGACGCTGTTCTAAGAAACGTTAAGGCACAAAGCGGTATCTCGGAATACAAGATCGTCTGCGATGAGACAAACAACCCACCATCAGTAATCCAAGCTCGTCAATTCGTTGCTGATGTTCTCATCAAGGCAATCCCATCCATCAACTTCGTCAAGATCACCATCACAAACAAGAGTCTAACATCAACACTCTGATAAAATAGAAGGAGTATAGTACACATGCCAAATAGCTTATCACAATTCAGAGCAAACTTTTTCGGCGTAAGAACAAACCGCTTCATGGTTAATTTCTCTTACCCACAAGGAATAGCTGACGATCTAGATTTAAATCTCGTACAAACAATCTACTGCAAAGCTTCACAAACCCCAGCCTCAGCCATTGGAGTAATTCCAATCATGTGGCAAGGTAGAACTGTTAAGTTCTCAGGGGAACGTGTATATGGCGACTGGAGCATCGTTGTATACGAAGCTTCTGGAGCAAAGACATCACACAACCTCAAAGCTGGCTTTGAACGTTGGATTGATGCTATGGACACCAGAGATACACACGTTGTAAACTACAACTACGTAACCAACTGGGATATTTACTACGACGATTCATCGGGTCAGGGAACTGGTGCTTCACAGGAACCAGCAAGCTACTCGAAGCACATCAAGATGATTAACTGCTTCCCAGTAGAAATGTCCCCACTCGACCTTTCCTACGACTCGGAAAACCAATTCGCAGAATTCACAGTCACCATGGCTTACGATTTCTGGGAACCACAAACCGCAGCCGCAGGCAAATAAGTCAAAGTGTGGAATATATATAATGTATGGCAAATTTTATAGACAATTTATTTGGGTTCGCGTTCGGTAGAAAACAAAATGATCCATTGCAGCCAACTGCTGAGGATCAAAAAACAAACCAATCGTTTGTACCACCCGACGATTATGACGGAAGCGTTGTAATCGATGCGGGTGGTTTTCTTTCTACTGTTTATGATTTTGGTAGTCAGTATCGAAACGAAAATCAATTAGTTCAACAATATAGATCGATGTCCCTATATCCAGAGGTCGATATGGCTATAGAAGACATCATAAACGAATCTATAGTATTTGACGATAAGAAAAAGTCAATAGAACTCAATCTAGATAACGTTACTGATCTATCGGAAAATATTAAATTTAAAGTATTAAATGAATATAAAAATATTCTAAAGCTATTTGATTTTTCAAATAAGGGATTTGAAATTTTCAGAAGATGGTATATCGATGGAAAGGTTTATTACCATTGCGTAATTGATGTC